AGGAAATCTGCACGTTAAATCTAAAACCAATGTAACAACAATGATGAGTAGTTCTAATCAAAAAATCCCAGAAAAACAACCAAGATGTAAGGAAGCTGTAGAGAAAGAAGTGAGTAAGATGGCATTACTTGGAAGACGGTTAGCAAGTTCTATTATGAGACGTAAAATTTTGTATCGCCTTGGTTATATTCCTGCCAAGGTTTTTGTTTTTTATGATATCTTTAATTATAGACGACTTTTTAGAAATTCTGAAACAATTGTGACGGACGACGGACTATTGATTCAACTCGAAGACAATTTAGGTTTAATTACTGAACAACACTTGAAACGTAAATGGATTCGGCTCGCCAACCATCAATGTTGGGGAGTTTTTATTTGTGAAGAAGATTATGACCCTGCTTATGGTGGATACCACAATCCTTATCGTCAGAGTTTATTACCTTTTGAAGTTTATCGAAGTTGGATAAACACTTACACTCTTAGAAGACAAAAAAGCTCTGCGACGATTGCCAGTGATTTACGCCGTGACTTGGACTCAACATTACATAGATTCAATATGGGTACAACTTTACTAAATTTTTGGACCTCTGTTGAGACCGATAATGCAATGCATGAGATGTATACTTTGAACCGTGGTGTTTTAACGCGTGGTTCACAAAGAGAAGCTGTAGTTCGATCATTTGATAAATATATACCACAATTTAGTTGGCAACTTCTCTTAATTTCCATCCTTTGTTGTACTACTACTTTATATTTGTTATTAAGTGTTGGTGCATACAAAGATGACTGTAAAAACAATAAAGACCGGATGCGATGTGCATATTACCCTTTACCTTTTTTGTTTATTTTTGGTACATCCAGTCTTGTGACTCTTTATGTTGTGATACTCTTTTTAAATTCTGTTCGTGATATTATATGGGACAAGTATCACGATTATAAAATATCAACTTATGTTAATGGTTATGGAAATCAAAATGTTGAAACTCTTGATGAAGCATCCAGAAACGAAGAATCATGGCAATGTGTTTTTTGCGATAGTTGGAATAACGATGATCAATGTGACCGATGTGGTGTAACATTTAAATGCGGAAGAGAATACATGCGGTTGCCTAAAAACCAGAAGCCAGCTTATCGTAGACTACCTGGGAGTTCATGTGATTCTGACAGTGAAAGTGAAGAATCAAGTGACTCTGCAAATGGAAATATCTGGCGTAACCAACGTATTGCACGCCAAATGAGAGGTAAAAAACCACCAATTAAAAATAATTCACTCAATCCTCAATCATTGAGTGTTAATAATAACAGTATCCCTTCTTTAAATCCTAATGTGATACCTTCTAATCTCATGTCACTAGCTGTTCAAAATTTGCAATTAGATTCTCAATCTAGTGATTCTAATGAGATCAAAGAAGATGTTGAAGAAAAGAAATCTGAAATTGACCAAAAAGAAGAAAAGAAGGTTGAAATTGAGATGGGTACAACCGCTTTTGAATATTTTTCAGATGTACCTACTTGTACCTGTATGAAATATAACTGTGATAAACACAAAAATTACCGTATTAGAACGGTGATAGGCCTTAATGGTAATTTCCGTGTTAAACAATTTAAATTGAATCCTACTGTTGACGCTTATGATGTTGCTATGTCTGATATTAATAATATTATTCAAGAACATAGAAGTTCTAAAGATAAAGTTAAATATATGCGTGTCAACGGTTTCCTATTTTCACCTGAAAATAGTCGATATTGGTTGAGTAGACAGGGTAAAATATATTTGATAATGAGAGACAATGGTAAAGGTGGAGGAGGAGATGAAAAAGAAGAAGAAAAATGGGAATTTATTCCTAAAAAACCACCAATTCCTAAGATCATACACAATCAAATATTGCAACTTTGTGAAATCACTTGGGAAGATTATGATTTTTGTCGTGACTTGATGGAACGACACGAAAACAATTATGAAATGGCACTTCGTAATTTTTATTTGGACACCACAATACATTTAGGTGTTGGCTTTCCTGAAAAGCCACCCACAATTAAACTTCGATTTCATACCAAAAATTTGGGCCCTATTCATATTGATCCTCCTTTACATTGTAAACCTATTAATATTATGCCAAGATTCCTAACACATAAAGTGTATTGTCCAGCCTTAAATATTGGTCAATATTCCCGAAAAGAAGGCACTGGACTTGTCATTAAAAAATTTCCTGACGTCCTTAAGATGCGTGACAGTATAAGGAAATTAAGAAGATCACCTGTGATACAAGTGTTTCCGATGATTCAAACTCAAATTGTCTATCATGTTCAATCAACACCCAATGTAGTACAAAGTTTACTCCAAAGACAAATGTTAGACAATCATGTCTATTATAATCCTATAGAAGGTTTAAAATATCGTACATTTCTTCAAACAATATTTTTGGATTATTTACCAACTGCTAAACCTGAAGTCAGTTGGGATGATTATATATCAACACGTGACCACTTTTCAGCAAGCAAGAAAAAAAGATACATGGAAGCAAGATTAAAAGTTGAAAATGATTTAATGAGTATATTTCAAGGACCATATGCACCTAAATATGGTTTTGTTAAACAAGAACCTATGCTTAAATATATTTTTGCTTGCGCTAGAATGATAAATTCAAAGAAAGATGAATGTCAAACTGTCTTAGCACCTATTTTCCGGGTGCTGAGTTTGTTATTGAAGAATAGTTGGAGTCAAGGCTGTTTTTACAATTTTGTCGTTAAACATAGAGTGGAGCAAGACTTGTTCATCTATACTGATGGGCTTGATTCAAATCAAAAAGGTGAACTCTTTAGTCAAACTATGAAACGTAAATCTAATAAGACTTTTTTGACTATTGATTTTAGTAAATTTGACGCCAGTCAATCTCCCGAGATAATTAAAAATGAAATGATTTTTTATAAGAAAATGATGCCCGACCCTGAAATACGTCGTATTCTGCAGGCTCATGTTACTGCAAGTGCAGGTCGTTGGGTTACCTATTGTAATGATAGAAAGACTGGTGGATGTGTCCGAGGAAAAGTAACTGGTACTCGTTCAAGTGGTGATCCTCAGACCACATTGGGAAACACTCTTTTGAATGCTTCATTAATACTTTATGCTTTAGTCGAATACTTTGGCCAACAGATCCGAGAGCATGCAACTATTTTTGTCAGTGGTGACGATTCATTAGTCGTTTTACACGACATTGGATTTATTGAAAATGAGAAGAAATTCCGTACTCCATTGAACAATTTAGGCTTTAAAATATCACTATCTCAAACTGACATACCATCAAAAGCGGAATTTTGTTCAAGATTCTTTGTCCGTGTTATTGATTGTCAAGCAGATGCACCTACATGGTATCCAATGTGTAAAATTGGAAATATTTTTTCAAAATCTGCTGTAACGTGTGAAACATTCGATTTTGATAAAATAATGTCTGATCCTAAAGAATATGCAAATTATTGTGCCTTAGTCGCTTTAAAATCACAGGGATTACTTAATGAGATGCACATGTTCCCTGAACTTGTCGATTTTTTTGGCACTATTAACATTTCGGCTAGAAAACATGCGGCTAAATGTCATAAATATAATCCCCGTCAATTTCGAAAATATTTCTATCCCACTCGTACTGTCAGAGCTATTGATGCAACTTATGAAGATATTGCTATGAGGTATAACACAAATATGTGGACGGTTAAAAGTTCTTTCGATGAACTTAACAATTTTCTTGACTGGAGTCGACCCTTTTTATGTAACCGATATAATGACCCAGAAAAACATTCTAAAGACCACGTCCACAACTTTTGGTGGAAAGTTAATAAAGTTGATCTCCCATTGTATACTGCCACTCAATGGGGAAAGTGGGACTTATTTAACAAACAACGTGAATTAATGATATTAAATAATGTAAATGTCGTCAATACGTATTTCCATATTTTTAATAAAGAAATACGTAAAATCAAAAATTCAAGTGATGACGAAGATTTCTTCTGTTGTCACTTACAAGATATCATTATTGACTAGGTTCGCCTAGTCCAAGACTCTTCGGAGTCTTTTTTCTTTTTGTTACGTCTTTTAACATAACTTGCTGATTGTAATGCCCCGTTCCTTTTTTCGCAAGAGAATTGAAAGTGATCCATGACTCTATTAGAGGGCCTGGCCTCTATCTATAGAGTGTCAATGATTCTTACGTGACTAAAGATGTTATTCAACGTGGTTCACCGCAGCCACGGACTCCCTTTTACACCTAAGAATCTATTGTGTAGTGTGTAGCTTTCATGTCTTTTCACAAAAATACTGAAAACTACCTAAATGCTGTCGTAAACCCATTCGACGCAGACGAACCATGTCAGGTTCCAGACCTATCGACAGAATCTTCTATCTGTCTTCGTGATAATGGTGAGACCTCTGGTCTCACTTATACTGATGCAACTGAAATTTATGGAATCTGTTGTTTCCTCTTCTACGGGTATTCCGGTTTTAAGAATGCCTATGCAGGACAAGACCAGAATGGACAGGACGCGGTCAATACAGTGTACGGTGTTGGCTATTTTTTTATAGATGCAACTGGAGTTGTTATTTTACCTCAAGCAACCAACACCGAGTATGGCGTATGGACACCAAATAATTACCAGACCATTATGGGGTCTGCTGCTAATGTTAACACTAATAATTCGTTAGTAACATCCATACGACCAATGGCGGCTGGACTCAGAATGTTACCAACCATCGAGCAAGTGACCGACTCTTCTAAGACATATATTTCTTATGTCATTGGAGGTCAAATTTCACCAGCTGAATTAAGTTCCGCCATAACTAATTCTTATGATGTAAGAACAATGTTGAAAAACACCCCCGATTCAGAAATTTATGGTAACAACGCGGGTGTTTGTACTAGATATGATCCGTTTCAGAATACTGACCAATTAACATATCCTACTTTACCTCGGTTAATCGATGATTCGTGGGGTAGAGATCCAATCCGTATGCCTTGTTTTGTAGCTCAATTTTCACAAGGTGTATCTACAACGAATCCTCAAGTACCAGTTATTGTACACCAACAATGGTGGTTTGAGGGCGTCCTCAAATCACCGACTCCCATCTATTCGGTTCGGCCCCCTATTGATCCTGCTTTTGATCAAGTCAAAGCTGCCGTAACTCAATCTAACGTTTATCCATTAGTCACTAAAGGCCACAGTTTTGACGCTTTTCTCGATAATGTCGATCTTTTTCTCCGACATGCTCGTCGAATTCAACGAGAAGGAAGTAAAATTTATCGATCATCGAGGAACATAGCTCGTAGATTTAGAACCAATCCTAATAAAAGGAAGAAACGTAAAAAGAGGAAGAAACGCCAGCCTAGGCTTGGCGTTGGACCTAGAATACGTCCCCCTAGAAAAGTTGGCAATATACCCAAAACTGGACGTAAACGTAGGAAAAGACGTCGTTAACTACTAGATCTGTCAATTCTCTTTCGAGTTCTCCTGAGACGCAGGGACTAGCGTTTGGGCTAGTCATTATGGCATGTGGTGGGTAGGTAATGAGAAAACATTACTGATAATACGCATGGAGAACACACCTCCTTTAGTGAGTGACTACTCATCTTGACAATAGTTGAGATGAGTGGGCGTGTGTGGACTTGTGAACTCGATATGCTTCTGACCCGAGGGAGACTTTGTCTCCAATCCATTGTTTTATTAATATATTCTTGTAATATATTCGTATTTTTATTTTTGTTTTAGTTTTAAACTATTAATATTCGTAAACCAACAAGTTGAGTACTGTTTTGATTTCACTTTCTTGCAATTGGCACCAGCAAGATTTATCAGATAGACCTTAAGGTGTGGCGGAAATAACACCGGTCTACGCTGTGTAACCTAAC